TCTGCAGCAGTGGCGGGATCACCTGACCAGTAGAAAATTCCTTTATCTCCTGACTGAACCCCGATCATGTTTTCACCGAAATTATCCAAGGACCAGTGGGCTAGCCTGGAATAACTCGCAGACCCCGCGCCACTGAAAACAGACCCGTACTCGTACCCCTCACCATAGTACCAGTACCCCATTCCGGGTCGGAACTCCGAATCTCCGGTGGCCTGGTAGCCAGATGGAGTGATGTCGTAGAGTCGTTGTCTTGATAAGGTTGGTGTGACCGTGACAGTGATGTTCGTTGCCGTGGCAGTGGCATCGGCACTGATCGTGATCGTGTTTGTACTGACTGCAGTAATCGAGGCACCTGCAGGGATTCCTGCACCAGAGATCAAATCACCGATTTCGTAGGCAGTTCCATCGGTCACCGTAATCTGATCACTCCCATCTGTGGTGTCTGCCGTGGAGTCTGTGAACGTGGCAGGATTTCCGATCTCGGCAGCATAGAGTTTTCCATAATTTGGCGCGCCAGATCCTGCAGTCCCAAAGGCCATCAACCCAACTCCCAGGTTATTCCTCCATTGGTGGTGACCTCTGCAGGCAGAGTCCAAAGACTCAGAGTGCCGAGACAGTGGGAATTCCTGCCATCCACCAATTGGTCGCAGTCTCCCATCACGGAAGCGGACATGGTTCCCTCTGACCCACCTGGATTTCACCTGCCGTGGGGTGCCATCGACAAACCCTGGAGGGAGGGCGACCTCCTGAAGACGTTTAGCCATTTTGCTTCTCAGCTTCTTTCATTTTCCTGCGCCACTGCCGAAACACTTTGATCCCAATGATAATCGCTAACGGTGCACCCAATGCCCCTGCAATCCCTTCTGCCGCTCCCGTGTCCAGCATAATGTCCACCACCCCCCAGGCTTGATCTTCTACACTCATTTCGGTTGTGGCAACCAACTCATCGGTGACGACAGTGGTGACTTCTTCCGTCACAGTTTCGGTTACTTTATTCTTGATGAAATCAAGTAATATGTCTTCATTCATCTAGTAACTCCAACAAGCGTATTTGTCCCTCGTATCAATATGGATAAACCTCTGATTCCATTCGCCTTTTTGGTTTACTCCAATCCCTTTGAATCCATGTTTGATTGCCAAGGCAATGAATGGGACCACATCTTCTCCCGCAATCAACACATCGAATGCCTGTCCCCCATTCCCATTGACCCCGTGATGGTGTCCAGGTCCGTTGGGTTTTGTTCGTTCCCGTGGATGCTGGGCTGATCGATAAGCAGAGGATAGTTTCATTGGCTTGCCCCACTCATCTCGTAGCGCCTGCAGTCTGTTAAGCGCATCTTCCTCAAGCTCGCACTCCCCACTGAAGGAGCACTTCAGTTCATCGCGACTGAAATTTTTCGATTCACTGATCGACATCACATCTCCTTGGTAACGCCACCGCAGACTTGAGCAAAATATAGAGATCGTTCTTCTCGTTCTGAATCACTGAGACTCAGCAGTTCATCATGAGTATAGTTCTCTCGGAACTTATCGATCACACAGGAACATCCCTGTGATGCGAGAGAAAACGCAAAGTTCCACGGCATTCCCTGTCTCTCATAATTCGGAATCATTCTACTCGTACAGTTGCCTGTCCAGATGAAGAGGTAATGAGTTTTGTAATCCAACTCGTTTGCAACTGCTGTCGTACTGAGGAGTAACAGGGGGAGCAAAAGATTCACCGAGTCCCTTTATTGATCGACTCCTCTAGTTTGGTAATCGCGATTTTCATTTCCAGTAGTGTACTGTTCGTTTCTTTTAAGACCCCAGTGAGTGCCTGATTTGACTCCTTCATCAAGAGTCGTAATTCCTGGTCTGCTAGATCATCTTTGGTCAACCACTGGGTCCGCTCTCGCTCAAACCCCTTGAGGAGATAAACCACAAGCCATGCAGAAAAGCACAGGGCAGCAGTAACCACTCCAACCTCATTGATTATCGATACTATACCTGTTGCTTCTGCTGGCATTGCTCGGCCTTGGTTAATCGTTAGGAGGTGTGGGCCAGGTTATGCCCGTTAGTTGTCCGTTTTCGTCAAGTGACGGTGTCTGAGTTGTGATGTTCCTAAGCGCCTGTCTGTACGTCTGCCACTCCGTTTGATTAGAGCCTGGGTAGTCGGATACCATTCGCCAATCGGTTTCAGTCAGGAGTTGGTTGCGTTGTTCTCGCAGTAAGCGTAGTGGTTCTGCTGCAATAAGTTCTGCGATTTTTGCTTGGATTTCTGCTTCTGTTGGTTGTGGTCGATCATCAAACCATTGAACTATTCTATTATTGTAAAATCCAAATTCGCATTTGGGGCAAAGCTGTTGAATTGCTTGTGCAAAAAAATTCATTGAGCAATCTCCTGTGCTACAAAAATAGCTGGGCTTTCTGAACCAGATTGTACAGTGGTATAATCGCCCGAACTAATTGATCTTTGTGTGAGTTTATATGTATGGCTACTAGATGTTGGCGTGTCTATGTAAACTAATGTTAAATATGATCGGAAATCAATTGAACCTGATGCTCCATTAACCAATCCAAACCTTGCGTCGGACGCAGTATAAATATGATTTGAAATGGAGTCTCGACAGATACCAAAACCACTCAGAGTTAGATTATCAGATGAATTTGTTCTAGCTGGAAAATGAAATAAAAGTAGAACTTTGCTCCCAGTTATTAGGTCTGATATTGTAACGAACCATTCCTCATTATTACCACTATCTACTGTTATTGATGCTGTGGTGCTATTAGTAGATGTTGATGCCTCATCTGATTTAATATTCCACACTGTTTGAATAACATGCCCAGCTGGAAACACAACACCACTGCTAAGTGTTCCGTTATTAATGGTAATGGTTCCGCCTGATTCGCTAGCTAGGCTAGTCCCAGCCAATTGAATTTCTGCCATATTTTAAATCACTTTTAGGGTTCCTGTAATATTTAATGCTGAAGCACTAGTAAAATTTGCATATCCGCCAGCCACGACCAAAGTTCCTGCCATCGTCACTCCACCACTACTAAAGCTGGTATCCCCTACATACATTCGATTAGTGCCACTGCTGATCGCTAGCGAATCCGAAACCGTGCTACTGTGTTCGATGTATGAACTGCCAGAGCCACCACCTCCCGATTGATTCACAAAGCTGAGATTCCCGCTACCATCCGTCTTCAATACTTGATCTGCGCTACCGTCTGATGTAGGCCACGAAAGCCCATCCAAGATGATCTGGCCCGTAGTATCGGGAGTGATGCTGATGTTCCCTGCTGAAACCGAAACGATGGACTGCCCATTGACATCCAGGTTCCCACCGAGTTGCGGTGTCGTATCACTGACGATATCGGAGATCCCTCCCCCACCTGTTGCCGCTTCTAGGCTGATACTGGTCGTGCTGTGATCGTAGGTTAAGACATAGTTGTCTTGCCCAACGCCTACGGTCTGATCAGCATCAAAGGTGAAGTTTCCCAAACTGACGTTGCCAGTCCCGTTTGGTGTAATAGCGATATTCCCATTACTTGCGCTGACTATGCTGTTCCCATTTACGTCTAAGTCACCACCTAACTGCGGTGTGGTATCATCGACAACATCTTGTAGTGCGGTGTCTGCAGTAGCGCCCTGAGCTGCCGTAGCATAAGCTGTTGATGCTGTCGTTGCTGCTGTGCCCAAGCCTAGAGTTGTTCGTTGTGCGGCAGCATCGGCATCATCCAATAACGCACGTCCTGCAGTGGTCAAAGTAGTAACTGAATAAGTGTCAGAGGCAGTCGTGTAGATCATCTGATCTGCAGCAGTCGTTAATCCTGAAATGCTAGTCAGTCCGGCATCAGATGGTTGATAACTGCCCAAATCCGAGATCTGAGATTCGGTAATCGTAAGCGCAGCTTCGTGCTGAGTAACAGAAGACTGAGTGATATTAGCATCTGGGACATTGACCCAGGTGACTGAACTACTGAGATCATTGGTCTCGGCAGTGAGGTAACTTTGGAGGTCCGAAATCTGCGACTCGGTAATCGTGTCTTGGGTGGCGAGTGCCCCTAACCCTAAATGTGTCCGTGTATTTGCAGCATTAAGCGACAGGCTAAAATTGGCAATATCACCAGTTGAAACTGATGTAACTGTTGTTAGAATCGAAAACTCATCGTCACCAGTTATGGTTACGGATGTGACTGCCCCAGCATTTCGATGAGCTGTGGTTAGCCCATCAGCAGTCCCGTTTATCACAATGGCCTCGTTCGCTCTTCCAGTAAACGAAATCCCAGATAGATCATCGAGGTTACTATTTTGTGCCTGGACATTCGTCCCGATCACCAATCCAAGTGCTGTTCTCGCACCTGCTGCTGTACTTGCCGAGGTCCCTCCATTGGCAATCGGAAGAGTCCCTGAAACATCATCCGTTAGTACAATCGGATTGAGGGTGATCTGCTGCGAACTCAGAGTCAGGTAGTCGTGAGAGGCGTCATTCAAGGTCACAGGGGTAGAGTTGTCTGTTCCACTGACATCGACATTCAATAAAGTCCGTGCTGCTGCAGCATCTACAAAAACAAACTCTCCTGCTGTCCCATCGTACTGCATCAGATCCCCATCACTCAGCCCCGTTGTGTTGACATCCGTCAGAGTCTGCAGTGTCGAACCTGCCTGATCTGCATACTTCCATTCAGCATCCGAGGTGTTGTAGACCAGGATTTGATTATCGGTAGGACTGTCATCATCATCTGTCACCAAGATCCTGCCAATTACTGTTTGTAACGATGGATGCAGTTTGGCAGTCGTTACAGACCCATCGGCAACAGCCGCAGAAGTAACGGAGGCAGGTGCCCAGGCAGACCCGTTGTACGTTAGGACATCTCCTGAGGAGGGGGTCCCTGAGACATTGGACAGATCGTTGAGAACATTAGGAATCGTGACGGTTTCTGCAGTCCAGTTGGTCCCGTTATACCGGAGAAACTGATCATCTGTTGGTGTGACATTGACGACATTGCCCAACTGTTCTAACTGCTGGCTCGTGATTGAATCCGCCAGGGTCTTCAGTTGAGAATCCACCCCATCAATCGTCTCATTCAGATGGGTTCCCCATTGGTCCGTGTCTGCTCCGACTGTGGGTTTTTTGAAAGAGTAGTTCGTGGTCTCCGTAAAGTTTGCCATATCTCAGTACATGTACTTTGTTTTGTAGTTTCGCATTCGAATGGTGCAGGGAATATCGATGTATTTCCCAGAGTCTACATCTGCCGCATTGTATGTGCTTTGTGCGGACAACGAACTGACCTGACTGGTGGGGACACTATGGAACAGAATCCCCGAAAGTTGGGGGTATCCTGTGGATGCGTTATACCAGGTATCAAAAAACATCTGCCCGTAGATTGTTGGGATGGTCAAATCTCCCGAAACAATCTTGATCGCCAAAACTTCTGTGATCCCATATGTCGAAATATGTGATGGGGTTTCAGCCTCAGATAATAAATATCCGAAACTGCCTAGCACCATGTTTGTCGAATCCGTCTGGGAAGTGTTCCCTGGGAACAAGGCATACATATTTGCTGTTGCGGCATCCCACGCACTGCTGGTAACCTTCGTGGCCGCCCAACTGGAGGAAGGACAGAAACTGTAATTTTGACGCGAACCGCTGAACTTCCAGATTCTCATCGTCCCTGAAATCCCAGCATCTGGAATGATTGGGTAATAACCTGTCTGTAAAGACGCACCTGCCGACAGTCTCGCCAGGATTGCGGTTACATGATCAATGTCTGCATTGGCTTGAGTTATGTTGGACTCGGCTTGATCCACATAAGGCTGAAGTTTCTCAACAAATAAATCGTAGTCAAAACTCTGAACGGCACTGCTGGATTGTGGAGGAGTGAGAGAGAACCCTTGCAGATAACTGTCGAAAGTCGCATTCCAGGCAGTTGCGTAGGAATAAGTGTCTGCTGCCTTGAGGTCCGTAATTCCAAACAGGGATTTGACTGTAGTGGGAATACTGGCATTGATATTATCGTATTGCGAAATGTCTCTAAGGATCTGAGACAAATCACTGTCTGAACCCACTCCTGCCGAATTGATCCGGTCACTCAGATTTTTGAGTTTCGTCAGCAACCCATCGAGATATTCATTCGTCAGAGTGCCCCAGGTATCACCATCCTGGTTGACCGTTGGGTACTCTAAATCTGTGTAATAACTGCTCGTCGTTGGCATCAGTAATATCCGTCATTTGCGAGAACCAATGCTGCATCTGCCGCAGTCTTGGCAGCACTTGCGTTACTAGCGGCAGTCGCGGCATTGGTCACTGCTGTGTTCACATCATTCGTGAGTGCAACGAGGGCATTATTTGTCAGTTTACTGGCAACCGTGATTGCCGTTGCAGAGTTGGAAGCAGCAGTGCTCGCATTGGTCACTGCTTGCGTCAGTTGATAGGCCAAGGATGGCGTTGCAGAGTCTGCAGCGTCACCAAGTGTGTCATCCACGTTCTTCAGGTTTGATGCGGCAGACTCAAGTGCTGCATTCAAAATGACACCCCAGTTATTCTTGTTCTTCCCTACCTCTGGGAGAGTGATCGAATACTGAGTAGTGGTAGGAGGTGAATCAGTCAGTGCCATAATTTATCCAGTCCTCCGGTGTACTGTCTGGTCGTTTGGTCCAAATCTCAGCAGAACTGTCTGCTCGATCTGTCCAGTTGCTCGTTGGGTCATCCTGATCCTCAAACTCAAATTTTTTTACATAGGGTCCGATCCCGTACCTTCTCGTCCCATATTTGATCAAGGTACTCATGACATGGCCTGAAAGTTCAGACTATGCCGTGACCCCTTCGTTCTCCGTCTGTCATCTGATGCCTGGATCTCAGCAACGGCACGTTCTGCCTGGGCTTGCCAGATCGTGATTCTCTCATCTTCTCCGAGGTACGGACTTGCTTGCATCAGGGAATAATAGAGGTATGCGTCTGGGTGAGAGGTGCTGACCCAGTTGGTTATATTCGTTGTGCTCAGTGCGGGGATCTTGGCGTAGTAAAACATCTCGTATGTGATGGACTCTGCAGGGGTTGGGATGATCCTGAGAGCATTGCCGTAGACAAAATATCTAGGATAGGAATCTGCCAGTCCTGCGATGAAATTGGTGTCGGTGTACTCATTGATCGAATGAGCTGCGATTTCCACCAAGTCCCGTTCTTTCGGGGAGGTCATCCGCAGATGCCGCATCTCCAGAAAGTCGGAGGGCATGGACAGATACTGATCGGACGTCGAGATGTCTGCACGGGTGTACTGATTGGTCGTCCGCAACTGTCGGTTCAACCTGGCTTCCGCCAAGGTGATGAACGTAGGGATCACGCTCGTCAGATCTGTTCTGTTCAGCCAGTCAGCAATGTTGGATTTTAATTCGGTGAAGGTCATAGGTGTCCCTCCCAGACTCGGAATGGACGATTGGCATAATCATTCAACCATGCTCTAAATTTCTTCTTGTCCCTGGTGATCCCCTGCTGTGCGAGTTGGTCGTAGAGAACTCTGGGAATCTCGGCAACTCGTTTCCAGCCAGATTGTTTGTTTGCAAACGGATCAAGGTGTTGGTTGTCACGCAAGCTCTTGGTCAACTGGAGGGTTGGTTCAATATCTTGCGTGACCTTATGGTGAATCTGCAGGTTGCGCGAGTCTACTTCATCCACATAGAACTCACTCATTACATGTCCCGTATGATCAAGGATCTGTTTGGTCAACATAATTCCAACCTGCAGTCTGTTAGTTAAAAATTAGGAGGTTTCCAGATCAAAGATCCCACCGTGTGCCGCTTCTTGAGTCATCTCCAGACCCATCTCGACGACCAGGTACTTGGTCTCCGCATCACTGGTCTTTCCGAGGGTACTTACCTGGAAATTTCTCAAGTAGGAAACCTTCGCAAAATCGGGCGATATGAGGAATGCGTCCCGCTCTCGCTGAAAGCGATTTGGCATCACCTGAAGGTCTCCAAAGTCCGTTGCAAACACGGTTACGTTGCTACCAGCCGTATTGGAATCAATCATCTCACGGGCGATAGATCGTCCGGTCAATGTTGAAACCACGGTCTTGTTGTAAGGACCGACCATCAGTCGATCTGGCTCACCACCCTCGGTGTAGCAGGACTGCATGACCGTATTGATCAAGGTTGCAGTCAATGCTCGTTGTGTGGACGAGTCTGTTCGGGCTGTTGATCCAACAGTTGCCGGATCTGCTCCTGGTGTTAAACCAGAACCTGTAGTTACGTCAAAGCTGGTGTTGGTATCCAACCAGGCACCAATCATTGCGGAGGTTCGCGCAGTCGTTGAGTTTCCTGTGGCCTTGGCCTGGTTTGACAGCAGTGCCGCTTCCACAGAACGCTTCAATTCTTTGGTGCGTCTTGCCATCTGATGGGCCATCTGCGATGTCTTCAGTATGTTCAATCAGGTTCGCTACTCCCTGACCCGTCCCATTCGGGACTGCTCATGGTCGCCCATGAGTTCAGACTATATCTTCATCCGTTCTGGATGCCCCGCACTTCCCCTCGCTTGAGGGTACGCCTTACGGCTAGTCGTTGAACCTTCCCTTTCGGGCTTGGCTGCTGATTGTCTCAGTGAGAGTTCCCAGCAATTCACGGGGTGTTTCATAACCAGTTCCCTGGTTAAGCGGCAAGTTTTAGATTCAGTGTATCTGAATTCAAAAGTCCACCGTAGAGCTTGATCGCAGACTGGGTCCCTGTCACAGCTACTGCCCGACTCATGATCTGGCAGACGTTGCTGTTTCGGGTGGTCAGGCTTGCCGCAGCAGCACTGATCGCATCACCTTCTAGGTCGGTCGTTGTGCTGGTCGCACTCAGTTCTTCTGTAATCCACTCGAATACAGTGTTGGAA